TGAAGGCTGATTTACGTCAACAAGCTAATGATATTCGTCACATAACCGAAATTGTAAATGACGTGGAAGATAGACAAAAAGAAGATACAAGAGAAGTATTTGATGAGTTAAAGCTCATTGAAGAAAGCCTTGACTTACAAATCAATAAGGCTTTAAATAACCCTTTAAGTGGTATGAGTGCTAAAACAAAATGAAACTAGAAATTAAAACAGTATTACCCTATCTAGTGCTATTTGGCACTTTAGCTATGACATGGGGTATGTGGTCAGAACGTTTAAATGCAGTAGAAGTTAAAGCAGATAGTGTTGCAGAAATGCAACAAGATATTGCTGTTATAAAAGTACAAATTCAAGCAATTGATGAAAAGATGGCTTGGATGGAAGAATTTTTAATTAAAAACTATAGTGAATTTTAATGGCTATAGGACGTGCACAAATGAAACAACAAATAATGAAACCTGGAGGTAAAAAAAATGGGAAAACTCTGCGCAAGAGGAAAAGCCGCCGCAAAAAGAAAGTTTAAAGTTTATCCTAGCGCATATGCAAATATGTATGCTAGTGCAGTTTGTTCAGGTAAAGTAACACCTGGCGGTAAAAAGAAACCAAAGAAAAAAGCATTTGGTGGTTCTGTAAACGAAATATCTCAATCTAGAAAACAAGTTTCTGCAAATAGAAAAGCCAGAGGCGGTAAGATTATTGCTGCTGCTTGTGGTGGAGTAATACGTAGGAAAGAAACCACACTCAGTTAAGGAGGTACATTATGGGAAAATTATGGAGTAAGTGGAAGAACTTAAACAAAAAAGGCAAAGCAATTGCTGGTGTTTTTGTATTAGTTGTTCTATGGGCCATTTATAATCAAATCTGGTAATGGCTAAAAAAGGTTTACGTGCTTGGGTAAAAGAAAAATGGGTGGACATCGGTGCACCCAAAAAAGATGGTAAATACCAACCCTGCGGTAGGTCTAAAGGTTCAAAAAGAAAATATCCAAAATGTGTTCCACTTGCAAAAGCAAGAGGTATGAGCACATCTCAAAAAGCGTCAGCAGTACGAAGAAAACGTGCTGCTGGCAATCCAGGTGGTAAACCCACCAATGTGAAAACAATTGTCTCGAAAAAAACTAGCAGAAAAAATAAAAAGTGATGTAATCAATTGGTCTAAGAATGTCTTAGAACCCATGAATCAACATTTAGGTTTCCCAGCATGTCCTTTTGCTGCAAAATGGAGAAGAGATAATAAGCTTCGTATAGAAGTCAGACCTGATAAAACAAAATATGAGAAGCATCTTACAAACGTATTAAAAGATTGGAATAAAAAACAACATGATATTATTATCTTTTGTGACCCTTATTGGGAACAGTATGATGCTGAACAATTTCAAGATAAGATAGATTTTTACAACAAAACCTATAATAAACGAGATGTATATTTTATGGGATTTCATCCAAGCAATCCTGCTACTGTAGAAGAACAAGAATTCCTTGTAAATCCACATGAGGAGTGTGATTGGGAGCCTGAGTATCAGTACAGTATGATGCTAATACAGAAATTTAAACAGCTGTATGAAGCAAGTTGCAAACTACATAAGATAGGTTATTATAAAAATTGGCCAACTGAGTATTACGATGATGTCGTAAAAACTCGGCAAAACGACTACGAAAAACTTTTTAAAAAGGAGAAACGATATGATGGGAATGAAAAAGCAAGCCATGAAAAGAGGCGGTAAGCCTGTTGCTATGAAACGTGGCGGTAAAGCAAAAAAACAAGTAAAGAAGAAAAACAAGAAAAAGAAATAATTTATGGCTACCTCGGGAACCACATCATTCGATTTAAGTATTGATAGGCTTGTTGAGCGTGCCTATGCCCGTTGTGGTATGGATGTGCGCACTGGATATCAACTATCCGCAGCAAGAGATAATCTTAATTTACTTTTTTCTGAATGGGGAAACCGAGGTATTCACCTTTGGAAAGTAAAAAATAACACAGCTAATTTAACAGCTGGGACAACAACATATACTGCACCCTCCGATGCATCTGATGTATTAGAGGTTGTATTTAGAAATGGTTCTACTGATACTAGTATGACTAAGATTTCTAGATCTGAGTATGAGAACTTACCTAACAAAACATCACAAGGCACACCTAGTCAATATTACGTACGAAGAAATTTATCAAACGTTACAATAACGTTATATCAAACACCTAATACAACAGACACACAGATTAATTATTATTATGTAGGAAGAATTGAAGATGCGGGTGTTTATACTAATACTCCTGATGCTCCTTACAGATTTTTACCTTGTTTAGTTTCAGGACTAGCTTACTACACATCACAAGAAGTAGCTCCTGAACGTTCACAAGAATTAGAAAGAAGATACGAAGCAGAATTACAAAGAGCATTAACAGAAGATAGTCAATCTACTTCAGTGCATATTGTGCCTCGTGACTTTTATGTAGGGTAAAATGACTTTTGCAAACGGTAAATTTGCACTAGCTATCTGCGATAGATGTGGACAGCAATATAAATATCTTGAACTAAAACAGGAATGGAATGGTTTATTTACATGTCCTGAATGTTTTGAACCTAAACATCCACAACTAGATCCACCTTATCATCCTGCAGATGCCGTAGCTTTACATGATCCAAGACCAGCCAGACAAGAACCTGTGACTGTGTATGTCAATGCACCAGGAGACAGTAGTTTTGAGTCTGATGGAATGCAGCCTTCTACTGAAATCAAAAAGTTGATAATTACTGCTAAAGTTGGTAATGTCACTGTGAGCATATCATGAATTATACTGAACTTCTTAGCAACGTTAGAAATTATACAGAGGTAGGATCTGATGTTTTAACAGACGCTATTTTAAATGTATTTATAATTAACACTGAAAATAAAGTACAAAAACAATTAGATCTTGATGCTTTTCGTAAGTTTGCCACTTCAAGTTTTACTATAGGTAGTCCTTTTATTACTTTACCTGATGATTTTGATTTAGAAAGAGGCGTTCAAATTGTTGATAACACAACAAAAGATCGTACTTGGGCAGAACAAAGAGATACAACTTTTATTGACGAATATAATGTAGATAGAATTAATAATACAGGAAAACCATTTTATTATGCAAACTGGGATCAGAATACTCTTATATTTGCACCCACACCAGATGCTGCTTATACAGTAGAGCTTTGGTATAATAAAACACCTGACAGATTATCAAGTACAAATACCACAACATTTCTTTCTACAAATGCACCTGAAATATTAATATATGGTGTATGTGCTGAAGCCTTTTCCTACTTGAAAAATCCTACATTTGTGCAATTATACGATCAGAAGTACAGTCAAGCTGTACAAGGTTTATCTGTTACTCAAATGGGCAGGAAACGAAGAGACGAATACGCAGATGGGGTCCTGCGTGTACCGTTACAATCAGTGACTCCCGGAGGTAAGTAAAGATGGCCATTACACAAGCAGTCTGCAATAGTTTTAAAGTAGAACTATTACAAGGCGAACACGATTTTCGATCATCTGGTGGAGACGCATTCAAACTTGCTTTGTACACAAATTCTGCATCTTTAGATGCTACTACTACTGCATATGGCACTGGTAATGAAGTTAGTGCTTCAGGTTCTTATGCTGCAGGTGGTGGAGCATTAACCAACTCAGGTGCTGCAGCTACTGGTGCAACAGCATTTATTGATTTCGCTGACCTAAGTTTTACAAGTGCTACAATTTCAGCACAAGCTGCCGTTATCTATAATTCAAACACTACTGCAACAACTAATACAAATGCAGCAGTTATGGTTCTAGATTTTGGTGCAGTAAAAACTTCAACATCAGGTACATTCACAATTCAGTTCCCAACAGCAGACGCATCTAACGCTATATTAAGAATATCTTAATATAATCATTTAGCTTTTGTTGTAGTTGGGCTAAGATACAGTTATGTTTTTTGGAACTACAACCTTTGCTGAAGATTCGTTTAGTGCTCAAGGTAGTAAGAACGCTACCGTTGCCCTTTCAGGCATAGCATTAAACACTGCTATTGGGACTGAAACTATTTCTACGGGGACCACGGTCTCTGTTACAGGAATCGCTCTCACCACAACTTTAGGTACAGAAACAGTTGTTGGAAACGCTGTTGTTTCTCCTACAGGTATTAACCTCACCGCAACACAAGGAAATACTACTGTTGGTATTGGCATTGATGTTGTGGTCACTGGTGAATCCTTATCCACAAACATTGGTAGTGTAGTAATTCCAAACGTAGGAGTTGCTGTCACTGGTGAATCCTTATCCACAGCAATTGGTCCTTTCAGTATTGTTGCTGGTGGTCAAACTACCATAGTTGTTGGTGCGGAAGCATTAGTCGAAACTACTATTGGTACTCCTGTTGTATCAGGATCTGCAATCGTATCAGTATCAGGTCAAAGTTTAGCTACAGCTATTGGTGATGAAACAATTTCTGCTTCTGCTACAGCTACACCAACAGGTATCGCTTTAACAACAACGCTAGGAACGGAAACTGTTACAGGATCTGCTACTGTATCTGTTACAGGACAAAGTTTAACCACTGCGATAGGTGATGAAAATGTCACTGGATCAGCATTAGTTACACCTACAGGAATAGCTCTGTCCGTTGTTCAAGGTCAGGCTGAAGGTCAAGCAGGAGCCGTTGTTTCTGTTACAGGACAGGCGATTACTTCTGCTCAAGGCAGTGTCACCACAACCGCTTCTGCCCTAGTCACTCCAACAGGTATTGGATTATCCGTTGGTCAAACAGGTGTCGGTGTTATCGCATGGTCTCCTGTGATACCAGGAGTCAACAATGCATGGACTCCTGTAGATGACAGTAATACGAATACATGGACAGAAGTTGATGATTCTGCTAATAATGTATGGACAGAAGTTGATGACAGAGAGGTAGCTTAGTGCTATAAATTAATACATGGCTCAATTGATTTTAAACGATCGTGTTAAAGAAACTACAACCACTACAGGAACAGGCACTGTTAATTTAGCAGGTGCTGTTGAAGGTTTTGAAACCTTTGTTGTAGGAGTAGGTAATGGTAAAGAAACATTTTATTCAATATTTGCTGGTACTGAATTTGAAGTAGGTAGAGGAACCGTAACCGATGCTACACCTGATACATTATCAAGAACAACCGTTATCTCATCATCTAATTCAGACAATAAAGTAGATTTTTCTGCAGGGGAAAAAACAGTTATCTGTACTTATCCTGCATCAAAAGCACCCTCTTCAAGTATGGATGCTACAACATATGTGACGACACATAACTCAACACTTAGTGATGATCAGACTCTTGACTCTGGAGTTTTAGCAGGTCCTGTTACAGTTACAGGAACACAAACAGTTACAGGAACATTGGTGATATTATAAATGTCAAAGATTAAAGTAGATGCCGTTGAAAGTAGAAACGGAACATTAACCCTCGGAGGAACAGGAGACACTGTTGTTTATACAGCAGGATCTATTCCTAATTCATCTTTAGATAATTCAGCTATTACAATTAACGGAACTGCAATTTCTTTAGGTTCTTCAGGCACAATACCTGTAGGAATCGATTGGCAATCATCAATTAAAACAGCTAACTTTACTGCGGCTGCAGGTGAGGGTTATTTTGTTAATACGACATCAGGTGCCATAACAGCGACATTACCAGCTTCACCTAGTGCAGGTGATCAAGTTGCTTTTAAAGATTATGCAGCAACCTTTGCAACTAATAATTTAACGATTGCAAGAAATGGATCAAACATTCAAGGTGTCGCAAATGACAGCTTAATACAAATAAATAGAGCATCTGTTGTTTTAGTTTACGTGGATGCAACCAAAGGTTGGCTTTACACAAACGAAAGTAATGTAAGTGATTTAGCTCCATCATTTGTAGCTGCTACTGGAGGAACAATAACAACCTCTGGTGATTTTAAAATTCATACATTTACTTCATCAGGAACTTTTACTGTTACAGACGCAGGTTCCGCAGCAGGATCTAACACTGTCGACTATCTCGTAGTTGCTAGTGGAGGATCAGGTGGAGCTGGCGCTGGCAATCATTTAACCTATGGAGCAGGTGGAGCTGGAGCAGGTGGGTATAGAGAATCTTTTCCTAATCCTGCCACAGGAGGTTTATCAGTTTCTGCTCAAGGTTATCCAATTACGATTGGAGCAGGTGGAGCTGCTACATCAGGTCAGAATAACACTGGTAATCCTGGTAATAATTCAATTTTTTCATCTATTACATCCACTGGCGGTGGGCACGGAGGAACTGATACAGGTTCTTTTGGTTCTCCTGGTTCTCCTGGTGGTTCAGGTGGTGGAGTTACAAACCATCAAACCACTACAGCGGGCGCAGGTAATTCTCCTTCCGTTAGCCCCCCTCAAGGTAATCCTGGTGGTATTCAAAGCCCAACACCTAATTCTGGTGGTGGAGGTGGCGGTGGAGGAGCCTCTTCAGCAGGTTCTGACACAGGCGATAGTGCTTCGTATGGTGGTGCACCTGGTGGAAATGGAACAGCCTCTTCAATTACAGGTTCTTCTGTCACAAGAGCTGGTGGTGGTGGTGGCGGTGCGTACTCTTCGGGTTCTCCTACCACTGCAGGCGCTGGTGGCCCTGGAGGCGGTGGCTCTGGTGCAAGTCCAAGTAATAATGCAGGCGCTGGTACAGCTAATACTGGTGGTGGAGGCGGCGGCTCTGGTGGAGATAAAAATACTTAAGGAGCAGGTGGCTCA